ACCCTTCCATTTGACTGAAAAAGTTGCCGAAGTTGCCGCACAGTGATTCGAGCGGCAACCGAAAAAACGTGATAAATAAAGGCTTTTTGCCGAAGTTGCCGAAGTTGCCGTTGATTCTTATAAACTAATAAAAAATATAAATATATATAAAAAAGGTATATATAGGAAAGTTGTGGAAACCGCGGCAACTCGGCAACCGGCGGCAACCGAATAGGTAGTGGAAATATGACAAAAAGATACACCGTAATCAGCCAACTCACCAAGCGAGGGCCTGAGTATCGCATCTATGACAGGGTGAATGGTGCGACGATCGAGGGTGGCTTTGACACCCAGAAGTGGGCGGAGAGTGTGGCGGAGATGATGGAGGAGAAAGACAAGGAGGCAGATAATGGCAAGACTTCCGGAAAGCACAAGAGAATGGCTTGAGTATTATCAGGCGAAATACAAGAAGGCTTTCGACAATTATCAGGCAACGGGAGAGAAGAGATACGACAATGAAGCGTACCGCTTGGAGATGATCGTGGACGCATTCGAGGCGAAACTTGCCAAGAAGGCAGACGAAGACGAAGTTATCCGTCAGAGAATGGTCGAATGCTCTCATGTGTGCGATTCGCTCATGCAGACGGAATACACCCGTCAGCAGGTGAAAGATTTGCTTTACAAGGCAGTGAGGTGGTGAGTATGGCAGGACTCAGAAACAAACACGCCGACATGGAAATCGGCTACGTCAATATTGGCACCCAGAAAAAGCTTTATGTGCAAGTAGGGCATGAGAGGCAGTATTACGGCACATTGATGAGCGCAAAAGCAGACAAGTTTCTGCGGATGCTCGAAAAGTGGGACGAGGCAAGAGGTAATGACAATGACTGATGAACGCAGAGTAACCGTCAAGGACATTATCGACTTACTCGATTACAACCGTGATGGAAACCGCAAAATCCGAATCATCGACAGCGATAGCAGAGGCAACGGGAGCCTCATACAGACAGACAGTGTTCTGCTGGAGTTCCTCGCACAACTACCCGTGGACTGCCTTGATGCTAAAGGCAATGTAATCGTGATGTACCTTAATCAGAACGCCGTAGATGAGACGTGGGAACGGGTTTCGGGAGGTGGAGATGACACTGTACATGAAAGTCACTAGGGACGAATACGAGCTTCCTGTTGCGGTCGCAGAGACGAAAGCAGAACTGGCAAGGATGCTCGGCATCAAACGCGATCACGTCAGGAGCGCATTCAGTCACGCAAAGGAATACAAGAATCCGACTTATGTCGTAGTGGAGGTGGATGATGACAATGACTAGCAAGAAACCGATGGACTTCACAATATTCAGATACAGTACCATCCTCGCTCTCACCCGCGCAGGCCTCACGACTTTTGCGGAACTGGAGCAGATGAGCAATGAAGAGATCGCAAACATCAGAGGATTGGGAAAGCGAGGCTATGATGAGATACTTCAAAAACTCGGACGAACCGCAAGACCCTGAAGAGATGTGCATGCACTGTCACGCCATGATACCCGGAAGGACGCGGATTTGCCCGTTTTGCGGTCGCATCTGGTACGAGGCAGACGACAACACACCAACAACCGAATAAACGCTCTACGGAGCATTTAGACCCGCAGAAAGACTATTAACAACGCTTACACAGAAAGGAGGCATCCTCTCGCAAGGTGCGTAAAATTTCATCGTCTTAAATGTGATAACCAATCTGCCCGCCATTCTGCGGGGGCGGGCATTTTTAGGAAGGGGAATGATAATGAGTTACAGAAAACATCTGATGACGAGTGATGAGCCACCGTCAGAATTATATAAGTCAGTTGAGGTTGGCACGAACTTGGCAGAGGTTGGCACAGACTGTATCAGCAGACAGGCGGCGATTGATTTGTGGGAGAAATACCATCCCACAATAGCCGTAGATGCGATGCAGTATGATGCGGAATTAAGGCAGTTGCCGCCCGCACAACCCGAAATCATACGGTGCCGGAATTGTAAGTTTGCAAGCGGCGACAGTAGGATTTGTATGAAGTTTGGTCATAGTCCGATTGGCGAACTTGATTTTTGTGCATGGGCGGAAAGGAGAACCGATGGATGAATTAATCAGCAGACAGAGCGTTATTGCTGTACTCGATAAGACAAAGAGAATAGCGATCAACAATCTTGACGGGGAGGTTTTAAAAGCGTTTTGCTCGACGCTGAACTCACTGACTAATATCGTGGATTCTTTACCGTCCGCACAACCCGAACCGCACTGGATTCCAGTGACGGAAGCAACGCCCACAGAGGACGATGATTATTGGTGTACGTTTGGAGCGGAAACAGGATGGTTTTGTGGACTGGTGTAACTGGTATCAGGGCAGATGGATGGTGTGGACTGATGACACCGTGAGCGAGGTTAGTAATGTCATCGCATGGTGCAAGCCGATGGAACCTTACAAGGGGGTGACGGAATGACGCACAAAGAACTGATGAACGAAGCTGATATGCTTGAAGGCAACATTAATCGCATGATGGTTACAGACGATAAAGACGAATTGGCGATGATGTATAGTTTCGCTCTTGGGCGATTGAGGAAGATTTACGAAGAACGAAGTCATGTACTGTGGGGAGTTGAAAGCGAAACAGATATACCGAGATGAGGTGACGAAATGAAAATAACAATTGAAGTGCCAGATAGCACGCTCGCACTTGTTGCAACCTTTGTCTATAACGGTGACACATATCCGTGCATGAACATGGGAACGAAAGTGCTAACCACTGAGGACATCGAAAAGCAGAAAGATGTGACGGAATGAAGGGCTACAAAGGCATGAATGCACACATGAAGTGCCGTGAAATGCAATACGAGGTAGGAAAAACATATCACGTTGATGGAGGTATAAACGTATGCTCTAATGGTATGCATTTCTGCGAACGGTTGAATGATGTGTTTGATTTTTACAAACGAGAAGGGAACAGATTTTTTGAGGTCGAGGCAAGCGGTGTAGTAAAAACAGAAGGACGAAAGAGTGCTGCATCCGACCTGAGAATCATTAGGGAGTTGAATGATATAGAGATAAACATGACAGTTTACGGCTACGGCAACGGCAACGGCGACGGCTACGGCTACGGCAACGGCTACGGCTACGGCAACGGCAACGGATACGGCAACGGCGACGGCAACGGATACGGCTACGGCTACGGCAACGGATACGGCTACGGCTACGGCGACGGCAACGGATACGGCAACGGCGACGGCAACGGCTACGGCAACGGCGACGGCAACGGCTACGGCGACGGCAACGGCGACGGCAACGGATACGGCGACGGCAACGGATACGGCAACGGCAACGGCAATATTCAAAGAATTCTAATGTTTGCATGAAAGGAGAAAAGGAATGAATAATACTTGCTTTGTTTGTGAATATGGATGGATTGTGATTGGCAAAGAGACGGGCAGAACATCAGAAGCGGTGACACTGAAAGAGGCATCGGTTGTCCGCAGATGGTCTAACGGCAAGGGTATCGGCGGCATTGCCAAAGCTGAGAACAAGAAGGAATACACGCTTGATGCTATTGGCGATGTAGTGATTCGCATTGGGAAAGTCCTGTTTGAAATTCCTTGCGAGTGGTGAGGTGACGGAATGAGCATCTTAATACGTGGCATGGAGATGCCAGAGAGTTGCGACAAGTGTAGGTTTTGCGTGAACGGATTTACAGACGAAGCACCGATGTACGAGTGCGGTGTGCAAAGCTACGACAACGTATCTGTGCTTGTTGAGAGTGGCGGAAAGCCTTTTGATTTTCGCCCAGATTGGTGTCCATTGGTTGAGGTGACGGAATGAGTTACATCGTACCAAGAAAAAAGCCGAAATGCTACAACTGTCCGTTCAGAACACTGGACTACTGCGGACTACTGATCGAGCATGATTGTGTGACGGTCAACGTTAATGAGATGACGGTATCCGAGTATTGCCCACTGGTAGAGATTCCCACTCCACACGGACGGCTGATAGACGCGGATAAGTTCAAATCGGATTACTCAATGAAGAACGATTGTGCAGAGTGCGAAAAGGAATTGAGATACTCAAGCAGGTCGTGCGAGTATGACAGGATTTACTCAAAGATGGATTTCTGCGGATGGCTTGACGATGCAGAAGTAGTAATCGAAGCAGAAGGGAGCGAGACAGAATGATTTTAACTATTATCACTTTAGCCGTAGCGATTGTTGGAGCAC